TGCGCTGCGATGTTTACTCCCGACTACAATAACCGGATAGTCGGGTATTATACTCCAACGAATTTATGGAATAAAGGAAAGGTTTCCGAATTCGCCCTCCGCCACGTGCAGTCAAATCTGGACATGGAGAGGGCGGCGACGAAGGACGAAAGGAGCGAGCAATGAAATCAGATGATAAATCTGTGCATGAAATCATTGTGGAGGAGCTTACTATTGCCCTTCAGCGTAAACTACGTCAAATGGCCAAAGACGCGGTAAAGGAACATATCGTGTTCCTATTGAATGAAAGGAGCGACAATGCTTGAAACCATTTCCCTCCGTGACCTGCGCGAGATGTTCACCGACGCCGAACCCGACACGGTGCGGGTTGAGGAGCCGACCATGCTGCCGGTGACGTTTGCGCGGGTTGAGACTGCACCGAGAACGAGCGTGGCGGTGGAGAGGTGACAGTGGCAGAGGTTCAGGATTTAGTGAGGCATGAATGTCTCGCAATAGCTCGGTCACTGAAAAAGGGGGCTGAAAAGAACGGCGACAGTCTGGTCAAGTACAGCTATCCCATTGACGAAAACATCTATGACCGCATCGGAATCAGGTTTATCAATGAGGGCGTGTTCAGTGGCGATATAGAACGGGCTGCAAGCGCGTTCCACGACTGGGGGCCGGGCAATCACACGCAAATGGTTGTCAGGGCATACGCCGTGTCCGCGCAGAACAGGGAGTACGGACTGGGCCTTGCGTTTTCCAAAGAAGTGTCGGCGCAGATAGCTTCCCTGCCGAGATTGAAGGGACAATGATCACCGGCCTGCTCTACTCGTTGTCAATCGGCGCGGCATGGCTCCTGCTCCGTATCTGGACGGGCAAGGAAACCGTGTTCAGCACCGACTCCGGGGTGTACGCTGGAATGGCACAGGGTGTTCACGCACCCGATCCGTATCGGCTTCGTTGGCTGTTACCGTTCCTCATGCCGAAGCGGGCCGACTTTCGATTCCGGGCAACCGTGTCCGCCGTCGGGTTATGGCTCACGTTCCCGGCCCTATACCTGTTCGCAACCGCTTCCGGCGTGAACGGTCTATGGGCCTGTGCAATTTGGGGTGCGCTGCCGGTCATGTGCATTCTGTGGCGGCTCCCTGGGCTGATTGACCAGGTATCGTGGCCCGTCGGTTTGCTGACCGGCTACCTGTTTCTGTCCGGGCATGTTGAAGCTGGAATAGTGCTGTCCCTGATTGGCGGCCTGATTGAGCCGAAACTGCCCGTCATGGTTGCCGCGTGGACGCTGAACCCGTGGGCGCTTACGGGCCTGCTCAGTGTCGGCGCTGTCTGGAAATGGGCGCCACGGGGTACGGTAACTATCATGGAGAACCCTGAGCCGATTCTGCACCCGTGGCGGTCTGGAATGAAGCACAACGGTTCACTTGCTGATTCAGCCCGGGAAATGCTGCTACCGTGGGGTGCGTGTCTGGCCGGACTCTGTGCTATGACCGTCCCCGTTTTGCTGTCACTCGCCGCTGCATACGGGCAACTGCTCCGGGCAACGGACAGGGTGCGGCTGTATCAGTGGGCGGCTCCGGTAATGATCGTGGCAGCCCTGAATGTGTTGCCGGAATGGTCACTTCCACTTGCCGTGGCGGTGACGTGGTTCAATCCTCGCAGGGGGGAGGAATGAAATGCACGTTTTGACGGAGCATGATGCGATACGGAAAGAAATTGAATGGGCACAGTATCTGGTTAAACGGTGGGAAAAACATGTTGCTTCACCGGAAGCCGGACAAGTGATCAAGTTTGTTGTCAATGGGGTTTCATGCACAGGGACATCGTTGCCCGTTTTTGGCCCATCAAAGCCCGATGCAGCAGTCTATCGGTTAGCCAATCTTGATCCCGATACGGCGACAATCGAACAGGTGAACGAGTGTGCTTGGCGCAAGATGCAGCCCCCTCTATGCGAAAGCTGCGGCAAGATCGGGTGGCCCGTCATTGAAACGGGAGAGAACAACGATGAGGACAGCCCCGAACATTATTGTTCCGATTGCATGAAAAAGTCGCTTTCCGAAATGGAAGGATAAGTATCTTGACAGCGGGGTTATACTGTAGCGGGACGCGAGGCAGGCTAAAGAGCTTAATATGCATATGGGCCTACCGTGTCCTTGAACAGTTGACCCCGCCCACCGATTCAATAGCATGGGCGAATGAGAGGCTGGTCAAATGGCTGGCAAGACAGAACGAAAGCGGAACCTGACCCCGAAGCAGGAACGGTTTGCACTTGAGTATTTCAAGACCGGGAATGCAAGCGAGGCGTACAGGATTGCATATGATTCTGAGAACATGGCTCCAGAGACCATAAACCGTAAGGCCCTTGAGGTACTTGAAAACGGCATGATTGCGGCAAGGGTTGAACATCTTAGAGCCAAAGCCGAAACGAAAGCCATTCTGTCCAGAGACCGGGCGATGGAAATACTTGCCAACATTGCCGAGGGAGCCGACAAGGAAAGCGACAGGGTTGCGGCCTTGAAGGTTGCCGGTAAGTGGAGCGGATGGGAAGCACCCGTTCACAGTGTGCTTGACGTTGTTACTCCATTCGAGCGGTACATGATGCGGAAAGCGGACGGGCCAGATCAGGAAGACGAGTTGCCGTCCGATACGGTTTCAGATGTCGATTGAGCTTGACCGCGACTACTACGATGACCTTTGCCAATTCCTCCAGTTTGAGCCTCATGCATCGCAGCGTGAAGTCATTGACGCATTCTTCAGCGGCTCACGCTTCACAGGCCTTTACGCCGGGCGCAGGTGGGGCAAGTCGCGTCTGTCAGCGTCCATTTTCACATATGCAGCCGGTCAGCGTGACAAAAAGATATGGCTCGTTGCACCGACATACGACCTTTGCGGGAAGATATGGTACTATCTCGCCCCGTGGTTGCGGAAGACTTACGGCTCCGATGTTCGATTCAAGAACACCGATCCGAAAAAGGCTTACATGTCATGGAACACCATCATCGAATGCAAAAGCACCGACCATCCCGATAGTTGTATCGGTGAGGGTCTTGACCTGCTCGGCAGTGACGAGACGGCCACGGAACAGCACGGCAAGATGATATGGCAGCAACAACTCCGCGCTACACTCATGGACAGACTTGGACAAGCTCTGTTCACAACCACGCCCCGGGGCTTCAACTGGTTCCCTGAAATGCTTGAGGCTGAACAGGCGACCGTGTTCAAGTTCCCATCCCATTCCAATCCGTATCTGGCCCGGGAAGAACTGGACGCCATGAAACGCAGCCTCGATTCCGTTGCATACAAGCAGGAAGTGTTGGCTGAACTGGTTGCATTCGTGGGTATGGTCTACTCCATGTTTGAAACAGAAAAACACGTCATCAGCAACACACGCGCCGCCGAGATGACCCGCGACTGGTCAACCTGCATCAGCGTTGACCCGGGTCTCGGCAACCCCACCTGCATACAGCTTATCAGGCACAACCGCATTGCAGGCGAGGACGTGGTGATCCGCGACTATCAGGCAAGCGGCATGTTGTTCGATGACGTTTTGCGGATAGTCAACGAGTGGAAGCCGAGCGGGGGTTATGAGGCCTGCATCTGCGACATTGCCGGGAAGCAACGGTCACAGGAAACGGGTGCTTCGTTTGTCGGCTGGATGCGCGGACACGGTTACAACTTCCAGCACGCCGGGGTTCGATCTATCACAGAGGGCATCAACATGGTTCGCGGACGGCTCCTGAACACGGAGAACGTCACGCGGCTATGGTGCGCCGAGAACGCGGTTCACACTGTCAAGGCCCTGCTGAACTACCATTACAACGACAAGCCGGGGCCACAGGGCGAGGAACCCGTGAAGGATAACGTCTACGATCACGCAAGTGACGCGCTCAGGTACTATGTTACATGGAGATATGCGCCGAGAACGGCTTGGAAGCAACACTGACGGAGGAACGTAACATGCTATTGGAAAGCAAGGCGGCTGCGGTGGTTGCGGAAAGCGTTCTGCGGCTGCGTGACGAACAGAACCGAGCAAAGTTTCGCGACATTCAAAAGGCCCGTGACATCTACCTGAACAGGACCCCCCCGACCCTGCCCCTGTCGATGTCCGATGACCTCCGGCGCGAGTATCAAATGGAGTGGACGCCGCCCGCGATTGCGAAGTGCTGCGTTGACAAGATAATGTCGGCCATGTACGGGCGAATCGTCCAGCGCGAGATTGGGGAAGCGGAACAGCCCGAGGACGTGCAGTATTCGGTTGACAAACTGCTTGAGGGCTGGGACAGAAGCACGGCCCGAGCCTACTCGCGCTGCCTCATTCACGGCCATGTTGTCATCCGCTTCTTCCCCGATCACCGCACGGGCGCAGTCATGGGCCTGTACGATCCAGACGAGGCAACGCCGCTGTACAATCCCACCACTGAAGACCTTGAGCCGTACGGAATCGTTTACCACTACGCCATACCCGCGTCATCGTTCCCCATCCCGGTAAAGACAACGGACGTGAATATGCTCGAATACATCACCGTCCACAAGCGCGACTCCATTACGGGTGACATTCTGGAACCGGGCAGACGAAAAAGATGGTACAGCCTCGACACGAACAAATGGACGGAATGGCCTTATTTCGAGGGCGACACGGGCCTGAACCCGTATGGCGACCATCTGGGCGCAGTTGTGTGGCGCAACGATGACATCACCGGGCCGGATGGCGAGTCTGAAGTGCTGCCGATCTATGACCTGCTTATGGCATTGGCACACACAACGACTGACCTCAAACTGTTGCTGAAGTGGAACCTGTGGCCGCCTCTCGCGTCGAACAGCCCCGGGTTTGCAGACGCTCCGTATTCGTGGCGGCAGGTGTATGAGTTGACTCCTGACGGCAACGGCAACAAGGGCGAGATTACCCGACTGGACTGGAACCCGCAGTCGCTCATGGGCGGCATGGACTTCCTTCGGCTCCTGCTCCAACTCGTCAACGAATCGACAGCCGTTCCCGCTATTGCAATGGGCGACCTGTCCAACCTCGGTAACCTGTCCAGTGGCCGCGCCCTTGAGATTGTGATGATGCCGCTGACAGACCTCACCAACAGGCGGCAGAAGTTGCAGGCATGGCAGGAAGAACAGGCGCTTCGGGAAATGCTCGTTGTCTGGAGCCACATGCTCTATGAGAACGGCAAGGGCGACCCGTACGGCCTGATGACCGTTGATTATCAGGGCCGTGTCTATCCCTTTGCGCACATGCTCCCAATCAGCGTTACGTTTGGGCCGCTTGGATTGGCACGGTCAACGGATGATGTGATTGCCTATGTGACAAGCCTGTACGGGGGGGTCTTGCAT